TCAGTACCGCTGTTGTCATATACAAGGGTATCTGATTTAATTTTTCCGTAAGCCATGATTAAGTAAGAACGACGAGTTTAGAGTTTGCACCAACAGTTAACGTGACGCCTGAAGCAAGTGCCATTGGACCGACACAAGCGGCATTTACATTTGTACTGATAGTTTTATCAGCAGCAAGAGTTTGAGCAGTCTCGATAAAGGCTGCATCAATGTTGCCGACAGTATTATCGACATATGTTTTGTTAGCCGCATCACCACCAGCAGTAGGTGCAGCGAGATTAACTATCTTGTTATTAAGAGCATCTAGCTGACCACCAAGTTGTGGTGTGGTGTCGTCGCTAAGGTCTTGCATCCCAGCGCCTTGCAGCGTTGTAATGCCGACAAAACTAAGGTTACCGTTACCGTCAGTCTTCAGGACTTGATCAACAGCACCGTCAGAAGACGGATAAATCAAGCCATTAAGTTTGACAGTACCAGTAATGTCTTTGTTGTTGACATCAAGATCAGCACCGAGTTGAGGGCTAAGATCATTGACAAGCTCAGGACGATAAGCATCAAGACTGATGTTTACCTGACCAGTACGTTGGTCAACTACAAACGTATCACCAACTTTGAACTTACCGTTGTGGTCAGTACTTGATTGGAATACCTTACCGCTGTTTAGGTTCTTAACTTGATTGGCTTCAACAGGTACACCACCGTTAGCAGGGTCTGCACGGTAGTCAGTACCAGAGCCTACATACTCAAAGGTGTGACCACCAGTAGAGATATAGGAACGATAGAAGAAGCTAACAGGATCACCGCTAGTAATAGCTGCAGCTAAACCAAGGTTTGTTGCAAGTGCTGTTGGATCGGGGTTCTCGATGTAGACATCCCACCCAGGACCATTTGCCGTAGCAGATTTGACTGGATAGGTATTAGAGCCAATCGTCACAAGCATGTTGTCTTGTGGACGAGTAGCAGAACCATGCCAGGCAGATCCAGCAATCTGTGCACCAATAGTGAAGAACAGGTCTCCAGTAGATGCATCCGCAGCTGCAGAAGCAGTGAAGATTGCAGTAGAAGATTTACCGTCAGCAATCAAACCATATCGACCGTAGTCAGTCGTACAGTTGCTGAGGTTTAGCTGACCGCCATTAAGTGCCTTTGCGTGGTAGTGACAGAACGTGCCAAAGAACGACACAAGCTGTGCATAACCGTTGTTGCAGCAAAGGATGCCTGGACCGTCAAGCGTAACTTGAGTGAACGAATCCACCACCATCGAACGGAGTGGTGAGTTAGTAGCAACGGCAGAGCCGTCAACCAAAAGACCACCACCAGTAGGACCGGAAGTAAGGTCACCACCAAAGCCGCCTTGCTGAACGTTGTTAGGGTCAAAGAAACCACCAAGGCTGTTGTCAGCGTTGTATTCAGCTTGTGTGTGGTTGTAGATACCAGAGTCAGCAAAGTTCGTACAGTTCTGGATGTACGGAGACTTATAGATAACTGAGTTAGGATAGAACGCACATACGAAAGCCTGGTTAGTAGGAAGTCCGTAAGTGCTATCAGAGTCAATAGCGTGACCACCACGTGTACCGCTAGCTTTAAGACCACCGAATGAGAAGTTAGCAATCTGTGTACCGCTGTTAACGCGGAACATGATGTTTTCTTCTGTTGCAGGAGTCGGGTGAATAAAGCAACTACGAAGAGATTGACCAACAATTGACAGGTTGTTGACAGTGATGTCGATAGGAAGAGTTTCCCGATAGACACCAGGAGCCACAAGGACGATGTCACCATGGCTTGCTGAAGCAACAGCAGCCTTAATGGTCTTCATCGAGTCGATGATTCGGTGACCATCGTTATTGTCATCTCCGTTCGCCTGGTCAACCCAGATCACAGTTGGCTGGGTAACAAAGGTGCCACCAGACGAAATGCCTAGCCAGTTAGTACCACTCCAAACAGACAGGGTCTGATCGTTAACGTGGTCATACCACAGCTTACCGACAGGCCAATCTGTACCAGCAGGTGTTCCAGTTTGATAGACAGTATCAAACCGTTTGTTGTTAGCAGCAGTAGTCGCGATCTCGTCGTCATTACCTGCATCATTAGGACCTGCGTTTTGTTCAGCAAGAGTTCTGAAGTCAACAGCAAGTACAGACTGAATGTCCAAAGTGCCATTAGTGATCTTGGCACCATCAATAGATCCGTCAGCAATCTGTCGGTTGGTAACTGAGTTAGGAGCAAGCTTAGGCTCTGTTACGTTGTCGTCAGCAATCTTGACTGTTGTGACAGCATTGTCAGCTAGTTTTGCTGTCGTGACGTTGAGGTCAATAATCTCAGCAGTGCCGACGGAGTCGTCCTGCATCTTGCTTTGACTAACAGAGTTATCCGCAAGTTTGACGTTAGTAACAGCAGCATCGACAAGCTCAGGTGTATCTACCGAGTTGTCTTGCATCTGTTCAATAGCAACAGAGTTGTCAGCCAACTTTGCGTTAGTGACAGCATCAGCAGCAATCTTGACGGTAGTTACACTGCCATCAGCAAGTTTAGCTGTAGTGACATTTAGATCACGTATAGCATCAGTAGTAACAGCAGCAGTAGCGATGTTAGAAGCATCAATCTTTTCCTCAAGTTTATAACGAAGCTGCCTATTGTTTTCGTTGAGGTCGTTAGCCTTGATAGAAGCACCCGGAGCAAACGCAGCTTCAGGAGTGGTGATGTCAGTATCACGGAAGATACGGACGATGTCACCAGTGTTAACGGTGGAGGTAATACTTACAGTACCGCCGCCAGAGGTCGAGTAACCGGAAATGGAGTAGTTACTGGTAGATAGTTCTGCTCCATTAACACTTACCTTGACCTCAGCTTGAGACAACGAAGGAAAAGTAATAGTGTAAGTGGCTGGAGCTGTGTATTGAGATTCAGCCATTAGTTGTTCTGTAGTTGTCTAATACGTTCAATTTGCCCTAAACGAGTTGCCTCTTCAATTTGGTTGTTAGTAAACTCAAGTTCAGCAATTTCAGGAGCAAGTTCTACACGAGACATAGCGTACTTTTGTTCAGCACGAAGTCGTTGTGTAAGGAGGCGGTGGACGTTTTTGTAGTCAGCAAGCTTTGGATAAACGCCAGTGCTAGCTGCTTCTTTCCATTGTTCACGAAAAGCTTTGCCTTCAGGTGTGTTCATAACTTCACGAATAGCCTGCTTGAAGCCACCGTTCTTACCCATTTCATTAGTAATCTGTGAACGCATTTCAGGGGTAAGTTCTACACCTTTGCCGTTAGTACTTAGGGTAGGACGAGCATCAAATTCAATGTCGATCAAGAACTGCTTTTCATCGCTGAGGCTATCGCTCTGCTTCATGAAAGGCGAATAGGTGTTCCAAGCTCTCTGGAAGAAGTTAGAAGGCTCACCTACCTTGCCACCGTCAATCCAATCGTAGACATCAGGCAGTTGGTCTTTAAAGACTGGGTTACGGTTAGCCAAGAGTTGCAAGAAATCCTGCTGCATCTCTTTGAGCTGTGGCGTCATAAGACGTGCAAACTCATTACGGAAACCACTACCAGGAACAAGACCACTAAGGAAACTTGCACCCCAGCGTGATAATGCAGCAGGGTTACCAGCCAACACATCATTCATAGGCTCAAGACCAGCCATAAATGACTTGTTAGTTAGGTTGGCAGCAAGAACATGAGCAGATTTATTTAGCATTAGCTCTAGGGACGGCTCATCCAGAGTGTCGAAGTGATCCATAACGTCGGCTGTAAAAGCCAGCCAATCGCTAATAGCACCAAGGTTTTCATAGCTATACCATTTGCCGTCAAGACCTTTATAAGTACGTGGTTGCCATCCAGCTTCACGGCGCACCTTTTGCTTTTCTTTATCGAACAAGCCGTTGCCACGTAAGCGGTCTCCGGTAAACAGAGCACCGGCACCAAGAACAGACAACGTACCGATAGCACGACGTCCTTTGAGTTCAGCAGCAATAGTGTTGTAAGCAGCTTCAGCAGTCTCTGGGCTGTAAGGAACACCACGAGCCTCTAGTAGAGACCGGACATTTTCTTTGCTTTGACGTGCATAAGGTGTACTAAAGGTGTCTACATCACGCACAAACAATCCCAAAGGAGTATGGCTGCGGGTAAACGAAATCATGCTCATAGATGTCTTAGGGAACATCATGAACGGTTTGACAATGGGATACCGAGAAATCAATGCATTAAGACTGCGAAGACCTGGAGCATCCAAGTTCATTGCAATCTCACGGCTAGCATAATCAACAGCTTCATCTGTGATCATTCCAGATTCGTCAAACATCTGACCATACGTATTACGAGCCATAGCTCGAACACGCTTAGCGCTTACCTTGTCACCAGCATTCATCAGAGTGTCGTAGGCACGACCTCTTGCCTCAATGTTGGCAATAAAAGAACGAGTAAAGCCGTCAAACGCTGTCATAGCGTTAGCACTGAAGCGAAGCAGAGGATGCTCTGCCAAGTCATTCATAGCTTCAACCTGCACCATCATTGCTTTTGGTGCTGATTCACCGCGCTGTTCTGCAGCTTCTGCAAAAGAGTTCAGCAAGGCAATCTTGTCATCGTTCTTACGTACAATGTCATCACGCATGATGTAACCAACAGAAGCAGGGTCAGCAGATGCACGTTTAAAGACTTGACTCATGTGGTTAAAGGATCGACCTAAGGTCTCACCAATACCAACGGTGTACATATAGTGTGCTTTGCGGAGAGTCGCTCCGTCACCAGACAGCATTGCGCCAGCATACGTAGCAATAGGACGCTCAATCATTAGAGCGATGTTGCTGAACGTAGCTTTCAAAGGCGTACCGAGTGAAGAAAGAACAGAGTTATAGATGTTTGACCACACACCTTGAAGCCATACAGACTCCAAATCAGGACTACTGTCAAAGAACATCTTGCTGACAGTACCGGTGGTATTCCGTACGTACTGATTTAGCTTCGACATAGAGCTGACACTGCCATCAGTGATGTCATAAGCAAGCATCAACGGTCCCAGCATTTCAGGACGTTGTTCTTTTACTGCACGAAGAGTATCGATAGTGTCTGAGGCTTCCTCAGAAATCTCTTTTAGTTTGTCAATGGTGTCCTTCTTAGTGTTCTGGACTGCTTCTTTGGCTTTCTTCGGATCAAACTTTCGCCCCCAAAGATTCAGCATGTTCAAAGAACGACCACGTACATAGGAGGTTTGTCCTTTGACTTGCATCAGGAACTCAATACGATCAAGTACCTGTTCTTGTGCACGGCTTACAGCAGACACGCTGTCGGCTAGACGAGACGCCTGAGCCATGTCAGAGATCTGACCAGCAGTAGAAGTAGCTACGTATCCTGCCGCACGGAAGTGATCCATGTTGGCAAACTCTTTGGTGTAGTCACCAATAGCCTTCATTACACCTGCATAGGCTTCGGAGTTCAGCTCACTAAGTCCAGTGTCAATGTCTTTGCCAGACAGGTTGCGAAGCATCCGCTTCATTTCGGAGACATCCATCTCCAACAAGTCAGCAGCAATCTTGTCGCCAGAAGCCATCACCTCTTTGTGAGAGATATAACGACCACCATCAGTGCGATAGCCGTACTCACCAGCTTCAATCAGTGTCTCTTTAAGACCTTTGATAACAGCAAGACCTGCATCACCAGCTTTATTAGAGAACTTGATCGCACCTTCAGTCATAACACTGCCAAGCCGTCCGTAGACGGTGTCAATGTTCTTGTCGATGCGTACTGCGTCTACAGAAGCTCCAAGCACCCCTTTGGGGTCAGCACTCCTAGAGCCACTTTCAACGGCATCGTAGGCTTCATGAAGGCCAAATACAGGCTCATTAAGCTGACCATCAGAGATGGAATAGTTGTACCCACCTGTTTGATCTAGCGCTTCAGTCCGACGCTTAGCAGAATTAAGAACCGTGTTCTCTACAGGATCATCAGAAAGAAAGTCTTCTGGATCCTCTTGCCAGACCTTGGCATTCTTTGCCTTTTCATTTTCAGGGATCCACTTGGTAACTTCTTTGATACCTTTCCTGATTTTGAAAAGCTTTGCTGCACCTTGCAGGAAGTCACTAAACAATCCAGCAAAGATACCTTCGTTGATGTTTTTGTTGCGTTTAACGTCAGGACTATCGGAGTCGAGAGTAGCCCAATCGTCAGAGATCCAGCTATAGGTTCTAGGCCAACTCTTTTTAAGAGTGCCGCCTAGGTTGTCGTCAGTACTGGCTTCAGACACGTAGTCAACACCAGCACCAATACCGGCGGTCAAACCAGTAGAAGCAAACCATTGGAAGGCTTTGTCGCTACCGAGTCTCCAGCCAACACCTTTACTGGCGATGTTTGCAGCATTAACAGCTCTAGCACCTTGCAATGCTTTACCAGCAAGAAAGATATTAGGAGCAACCACGGAGGAGATCTCACGTGTAGCTTGTGCTACTTTGCTTTCAAACTTAGGAAGCTTCGGGATATTTACGGCACCTTTCTTATAGTGAAAGTTTCCAGAGTCATCAATAGTAACTCCAGGATCACGAAGAACAATGTTACCGATGGTGTTAATAGAATCAACAGCGAAGTCAACCACACCTGCAGGAATGGCTAACTTCTCCTCTTGACTATTTTTAATGCTTTTGGTTGCTTCAGAAAGAAACTGATCGGACAACAGTCCTGAGTTTCCTGCCTCTTCAACGGGTTGAGCGGGTTCCGTAGAACCGCTATCTTGTGGAGATTCAGAAGTTTGTACAGCGTTAGCAGCCTCAACTTCATCTGCACCCTCTAGTACTTTTGTTTGTTCAGCAGTAGCTAGATCTTGTGCATTTAAAGTTTCGATTGCTCCCTCTACTAACTCCGGCGTACCGTTAAGAATCTCATCCAGAAATTCATTTGCCATTAGTTGTTATTGAAAGACAGGACGCATCATTGACGGGTCACGGAAGGCAGTTTTATATCCATACTTGGCAGCTCTTTTAATGATGCCAGGATAGTATTTTGCGTTTTCTTCGGTAGCACCTACGCCGTAGCGTTGAACTGTTCCAGGTCCAGCGTTGTAAGCATATATAGCTGTACGAAGGTCAAACCCATAGTTGTCCATAAGGTGGCGAAGATATTTTGCAGCACCCGGAATCGCAGACTCAGGGTTAACGGGATCAACTCCCATCTGCTCTGCAGTACCTGGCAGGAACTGAGCAATACCGATCGCACCAGAACGACTAAGTCGCTTACCTTTAATTACTTCAGGCAGATAGCCGCTTTCTTGTTCTAGCAATCCGGCCAAAATAGCAGGAGGAATGTCGTATTGCTCAGCAGCTTTAGCAACAAGATCACCATAACCCATAGGCACCATCTCAGGACGGTAGTCACCAGGAAGCTGGGACAACACCTGAAGTGATGTCTCAGGAGTCATCTGATGTTGTCTACTAAGGTAAGTAGCCTTAGCTTGGGAAGGAAGATCATCTCTAATAGCCTCAGCAGCAGGAGACAAAGAAATCAAAGGTATAGGATTACCTTGCGCTTGGTTAGCTAAGTTGTAAGCTTCAATCATTTTATTAGTTGCTGTAATCGGATCTACTTGCAATATCCGGCTAATACGTTGGATCTGTGGGTGATGTTTAAATCCCCGTTGTCCGAAGTTAGCTGCGTCGTTACGAAGAACAGTGGAGTTAACTAGACCCACTTGATCCAAAGAACGGACACCAAAGGTACGAATAACACTGTTAACTCTTTCTTGCTCTACACGTGCATTAGCTTGTAGGTTCTGTGCGGTAGCAGCATCAGCAAAGATGTTGAAACCGTTATTGGTAAAGTTTGCAGGGTCAGCAGACCAAGTATTAAACTCTTGAAGAGTGATGCTTAAAGCATCCTGCAGTGCATTGGGGTTGCCTGCTTCAAGCTGTTGACGAAGGTTATCGTGAAACTTGGACTGATAAATAGAAACGACAGGTCCAACACTTGGATCACGTGTACCGAGAGGCGTGACGCTAGCCTTCTTTTCAACAGCATCTTTAATAGCGTCTTCCTGCACCTTGTAATTATCACCAGCAACTCTGTCCGTAGCTGAAGCAATATCGCTGTACTGTCGTTGAATCTGCCAAGGAAATTGTCTAAGACGTTCAGATGTCAAGCTATTGCTTTCAATCAGACGTTGAGCTGCTTTGTCAGCTTCTTTGAGTTGGACAGCGTCAACAGACAAATGAAGCTTGTATTGATCTAGCTTTGAACTGCGCTTGCCATATGTTTGGATAAACTGGTTTTGACGTGCATCAATCTGATCATTTGTCAGCGTAGAAGGATCGGTGGTCTGCATCCACTCTTCTTCTTCTGCAATAAAGGCATTATTTCTTGCTGTTTGATTACGGCTAAAATCAGCGTTGATGTCAGCTTCTGCTGTCTCGATCAACGTATTCATGTCAACCTTTTTTAGGTCAGCATATTTTTTGCCATTCATGCCAGGCATTTCACTCTTGGCAAACATCTCTTGCACGTCAGTGACGCTGACAAGGTTTGCTTTGATTGCCTTAGGCAGGACAGTTTCTACGAGATAGTTGTAGGCTGCAGCAGGACCACGTACATTGCCTTTAGAGTCAACAGTGGTAGCAAGCGAGTTGACTGCATTACCAATGTTGCCGTCAACAAGCAATGTGTTGATAGCACGGTCAGCAGTTTGTGCACTTGTCGTTTGTGTCCACTGGAAGTCAATCTTTTCTCGCTGTTCATCCCTGAACTTATTAAGAACAGGTAAGCCATATTTGGTAATAAAACCAGGATTAAAACCAGAAAACCTTTCGTAGTTGTCAGTTAAAAACTGACCAGGAAGTGCCATTTGGTCAGCACGTGACATGCTGGCACCACCTTTGTCTTCGTAGTACTGAGGGAACTCTGAGGTAACTACAGTTGCAATGTCCGCAATCTGAATCTTCTGGATTTCGTCTAAGTGATAGGCATTAAGTTTTTTGATTCCATTAATAACATGGAAAGGTTTTTCATCCTTAGCTGCTTTATCAGCAACAGCGTCTAACTGTTCTTGAGTCCTTCGCTGTTCAACTTCGTACTTTTCCTGAGCTTCTAGAAGTTCCTCTTGGTTAGTGATGCCAAGAGCAGCAAGAGCCTGACCTTCAGATTGGTATTTCTTGATCTGCTCTGCCTGGTACATGCCTAGGGCGTTACCTAAGGTTTTTGACAGGTCACCAAGGGCTCTAGCAGTGTCACCAGCCTGTTTAGCATTAGCCAAACGAGCTGCATCGTTAGCATTGACCGACTGATTAAATCGATCAATACCTTGTTGTAGTCTTTGATTAGCTTGCTGTTGAGCAGGGAGGAAGTCAGCAGTTGGGTCTGCTCCAGCACTACGATTGCCAGCTAATCCTTGATAAGATGATGTCATTAGGCTCAAATTTTCTTAGTTGCAGGTGCAAATTGGTTGTATGTAGAAGCGCCTTGTACAGCAGCACCAGCAAGCCCACCAATGAGACCCAATGGTGAAGGACCTTTAACGAATTCAATATCTTGACTAGGTGCAGGACCTGGACGATATGGATTGGCTACAGACTCATACAAGCTTTGGCGTTCTTTGTTAGCTCTACGTCGAGCATCATTAAGTCGAATCGTAGAAGCAATACGACCACGTGCAAGATTAGCAACGTTAGATCCACGCTGTCTGCCAATAGCAAGCTTGAGGTTTTTGCCACGGCTACGTGCACGACCACCTTCATCTACTTCACTACCAGCCATTAACTTGACTGCTAGCTCTTGATCTTGCATCAAGTATTGGCTTACTTCATCGTCTTCTTTTAGTTGTTCCTCAGAACCAAGACGTGAAAATTCTAAACCGACCTGTCTCTGCTTTTCTTTAACATCTAGTTTGGCAGTATTATATTCAGCTACACCTTGAAGTGATTCAAGTTCGTACTGTCTATTTCTTTGATTGGCTCGATTAGCAATAGAGCGGTTCTGAGCAGCGGCTTGGGCTGACGCACTTTGGTATTGACCAACAGCACTAGCAGCACCAGATACGGCAGACAGAACGCCTAGAGTTCCACTAACGGGTTCGCACACGGCAAAATTCTATAAAGGTTAAATTGTTAGGTCCATGAGGAAACTCCCGAAGGAATTTAAAACCTAGAAATTTGAGAAGCTTTAGATGGGTGGTGTTTCGCTTATCAACTATGTTCCAAAGAAGCTTTTCGGATCGACCTTCTACATAGCGTTTCGCTTCTCTGGCGAATGTAATTGGGTATTTGTGTATAGCAGGAGTACAGAGCATCCATATGGCACCCTGTGGGTTAACTCCTGCACATCCAGCAAGCTCACCGTTCGGTACTGTGAAGTAGACAGAGTCGCCATACTTAGCACCTACCGGCAGGCTGCGTTTAGGGTCATGTCCATGACCTTCCACAACCTCTTTGTAGTCTTCTGGAAGTAGGTTACAGGCCACCTCATAGGCAGCCTGCATTGTGATTGGATGAATGTATTTAGACACGCTTGTGGTGCATGGGTGTGTAGTCACCCTCCCAAGTCATTGAGATAAACTGAGCAGGTCCAGGGTGAAGTGATTTCAATACAAGATTACAGTTTTTATTACGCTCATACACAGGGACTGTTTGAGTTTTCTCTGGAACAAACGTAGCTTCATCAGCGTCGTAGTAATCCATAGGTGTGGATTCATACGTCGTTTCGATGTGGTCTTTACCTAAGCGTTTGAGCCTGACATGAATCTGTCCAACGGGTCCAAAACGAAGATGAACACGTTGAATAGTTAAGGAAGCAGTGACGTCAGATGTAGTAATTTCACCTGCTTTTTGTTTGACATAGATACGAGGTAGGTTGACGTTCAGCTCAAACAACCAGCCAACGACAACAGTATCACCAGCAAAATCACCGTTGAACTTGTAAGTACTCCCGCTCCGTTGGGTCTCGTCTTCCATAAAGACTTCACCAGTGGACAGGTTGACTGCACCAAGTTTGGTTCCAGTACCTGTAAAACTATGTGAGACAGTCGTGTATGTACCGTCATAGGAACCTGCTGTCAGAGAGACAGAGGAGTCAAGATGAACTGAGTAACCACCATCAAGAATGTTCTCGTAAAAGTTATCACCGACAACATCGCGAGAAGTATCAAGCTTCTGCAAAGCAATCTTCAACAGCTTGTAGTCACTACTAATGATGTACAGCTCGTCATCAAGTACAAACAAATGTGCAATGTTATGTGGCAAGGTCCACTTGAACCAAGCTGACTGTGCACGTTTGTCTCCAGTATTAAAGTAGCGATAACCAAAGATCTCTGCCGTACCAGACTTAGAGAAAAATATAGTGTTATTTTCTCTGCTGTTTGTCATGACGTCTAAATCATGAGGCAGCAGCTTAGGTGCAACTTTGGTTTGTTCAACCATATTGGGTTCACCTTCACGCCGAATATCAAAGACCTCAAAGAAACGTCCGTTGACACCAGCACTGTCAATAAACCCTAAGGTTGTTCCAAGGGAGACGGGCTCAGTTTTAGGGCTGTATCTATAAGTAGATATATTCGACAGCTTACCTGTCTCAGGTGTCAGCGAATCACTGTCAGTATGCAGCAAGAACTGCTGTGTTTCTGCAAAGATAACAAGACCAGTGTTTGTTTCAATTGCAGATTTGAGCTGTGTAGGTTGAGTGGAGCTTGCTTGAATATCAATAGGATCTGATCCACCAATAACCAAAGATGATTCTTGAAAGAAATTACCTGGCTCACCTGCACGGCTCAGGATGACATTGTCTTCACATAGGAATCCAAGCCTGTTTCGGTGAAAAAATGTTTGACTAATTTTTCTCCCTTGATTATTAGAAACAGGTGTTTTAATTAAAGAAGGAAATGGATTAGTTGTATTGTCACCAGTTTCACGTGCTACATAACTGTATGTACCTACCGTAAAGCTGCCGTCAGATTGACGTTGGATAATGTGAGGCAATGTGTTTGCATCAAGCGACGTCAAAAGACCTGGACCTTGACATTCCTCCCAACTACCCGGACCGTCAGCATTGTTGTTGCCTACAAACTTAAGATAGAAATCATCGTCAACAGAGTCAGCGCTGCTGATGACTTTGAGAATCATCCCATGCTTACACTGTCTAGGCAGTTCAGATGCATCGTTGACCTCCATAGGAGTGATGCGCCACAAGTCAGGGTTAGAAGTTTCAACAGTAAAAGGCGAATTATGCGCGAGAAATAAACCGTTGCCGATTTTTTCAACAACATTTAAATTGATTTCACCGCTGTTGACATTTGTTCCTTTTACAACCTGACTAAGAATACTGTCAGCAGAAACCTCTACATTTGCATCAAAGGAAGATGGCTGTGGTCTGAAGAATCCAAACGCTCTTTTAGCTTTGATTTCTTGTACACTTTTAACATGTACAGTATAGTTAACGTTTCGCATCTGAACGGTAACGGTGTCGTCATTGCCTGCATTGCTACCGTCATACACTCTCCATCCATATCCACCATTCAAAAGCTCACAAGTAACGTTGTAAACACCAACGTAGTCATTACCATTAATAGTGTCATTACCCATATTTTCACGAACAACTACCTGACAAGTAGCTGTTAAACGGAATACAAGGTTTTTACCACTGCCACTGTTTACAGTAAATACCTCAGATGCTTGATGTTGACAGTTAGGATTGATGCCAGTTGTCCCATCACCACGGTTAATAGTTTGATAACCGTTAGGAGCATTACCGCCGCCTGGTGTATCTACAACGATTGAAGTTGCTCTGCCTTCGCCAGAGCTAGTGATGTTTACTTCACTATCGCTAGTACTGGCAACGTTAAAGCTATATTCTCTACCGTGAGCCAGTTGTCTAAGCTCTACAAATGCTTGGTATTTATTATCGTTAGAATCTCCAATACTTTCAGCACGGTCGTCTGAACGTACGCTTGTATTAACTGAAACCGTTTGACTGACGTTAGTAACAAACGTAGTATCAGCAATAGTCAGGAACTTGATGTCTTCGTCGTTGCTGTGTTGGAGGTAAGGAACAGCGCTACCACTGTGTGCTACATCACCAGCAGAGTCAGTTTTATTGCCGTTGCTGTCGTAGACATCATTAGCATGCCAAATCTTTACCGCACCGTTTCTTTGAACCTGACCAATGTAAGCGCCTTCACTTGCATCACGGTAATAACTAAACCAAGTACCAGTAGATGCACCAGACAAAGAGTTGATAAACCTACTGCCAGGACGCTTTACCAGACCATCCGTGATGTCAGGGATACCATTAACTAGATCTTTCACCTGTCCTGGTAGTACCAGTTCATCAGGTTGTTGTGAGATACCACCAGTAAAACTAGGGATAGTCTGAGTAATGCTTGCCATTAGCGACGTAGTGCGTGATGAGGTTTATATGCGTTGTATGAGGTGCCATCAGGCCAACCCATAAAGGTGTGATCGCCTTGATCACATTCGTATTCCATACAGGCAGCACGTGCCTGAGCTTCCTGTGTACCTAAAAGCTGAACCAACTGAGGGTTAGCTACAAGCTGAGCAGCAGCTCTGCCAGCAGCACGGTAAGTAATGTAGCGTTGAAAGACAGAAGGAAGATCGCTGAACTCGTAAAGCGTGACGACGTCGAGATCAAGATCTGCGGTGAATACATCGGTGTGGTTGTACTTGTCATAGAGCCTTCCGTTGCGTTTAACTACATCAGTAGTTTTGATGTTTTGATTATCATGTACGTCAAACCTAATTACGTTAGGAGGAATGACGAAATAACCATTAGTGTCAGGTGAATACGTGACGTGATATTCAGTGTTAAAAGACCAGCCTTCATTCTGAACATCGACATTAACTTCACGAAGAAGGTTATAGATGTAAGCAATCTCAGGGTTTACAAACTCTAATTGATCATTGCTATTGACAGAAGCAAGAGAAGTAACTGGAGACTGACCGATACTCCCCAGAATAGAGTTGACTGCGGATAGTTCGGTATCGAGTGAAATCGTAGAGGGAGTAGTCATATAAATAAAAAAAAGGGGACCCGAAGGTCCCCCGTAGATCTAATGAATAGATAGGTAAATCAGAATGCAGCAGCACCGGTGGTAGCCACAGCGCCAGAGGTAACGGTAGGAGCAACGTCACACACGAACTCCACAGCAGCTGCGGGGTTCAGGTAGTCAGCGCCCATAGCGAGACGGCCAACGATCAGGTCGCCCTGATACATCACGGACACGTCGTTACTGGTCACTTGGACTTGAGGTCCGATAGCTTCCACAACACCTGCGGCTTCCTTCTGGAAGATCAATCCGCAGGACTTGCCGAAGACTTGACCACCGTAGTTGTTACGGGAGCCATAGTTGTCGCCAGACACAGCAGTGTCAGCAGGCATGGTTTCGCCAACGAAGTCGCCAGCCAAAGGCAGGCTGGAGTTAGTACCGAACTTGCCCAGGAACGGAATGTTCATGGACTTGTAGATCTTGATACCAGCGATTTCGATGATGCCGTTGCCGGACTGCAGAGCGGTGCCCTGGACGTCACGGTTCACCAGGCCGTTGGAACCAACAGCTTGGATCAGCTCGTAGTACTGACGGGGGTTGATAACAGCCACACGTCCGTCAGAGCTGACACCCTTCTCGTCGAGAGCAGCAGCAGCGTCATAGAAGCCTGCAATCAGAGAAGTGGGGTTGGTAGCGTCAGAGCTGTCGGTAGCAGTACCGAGACGGATCTGGGTGCCACCGGGCTCTTTGTAGTTGGTAGCGGTGATCGGGGAGACCTGACGTGCACCACGAGTGATGCTGCGGAAGATCTTCCGGTCATAGGTCTCAGCGAGGGCGTAGCCGATCTTGCGTGAGATCTCGCCGCGCAGCTCGTAGTGAGCAAGGGTCTCGTCCAGCTCATACAGGAAAGCGGAGCTGATCAACAGGTCATCGACCGTGATGGTCTTCTCAGCCACCGGAGGAGCTTTGTCGGAGTTACCGAGGATCGGGGTGCCAGGGGTGTGATACTCCGCCTTGGTACGACCCGTGTAGATGAACTGAAGACTCTTGCCGTTCTTCAGGGTGCGCTTCATGACGAGGTCACGAGCGATAGAGTTGTATTGGAAACCTTTGAAGACCTCACCTGAAAATAGGTCAAGGTAAAGATCGCGGTTGTTAGAGGCGTTGCCTGTCAGATTAGCGCGACCAAGGTTTACCTGATTGGTATTAGCCATTGGTAGTAAATAAAATAATTAGAGATATGTAGCCTTTTCGATCGATCAAAATTTTTGTGGTCTATTCCCACCGTCTAGACGGCGAAGGGTATCTTCCGTAGAAGGCCAACGCCAAGACTGGCGGGAGGACTTGCACCTCCCAGTAAGCTTACTTAACCAGTTGCTTGTAAACTACACCACGATAACGAAGAGCGTCGACTTTATAGTTGTCAGCTTTTTTCTTAGCGTTTTGGATGTAGCGGATAACGATGTTGGACATGAGTTCGTACTAGATAAACCTAAGCCCCGTTCCATGCTTAGGCAACATGCGTCCCGATGGGATGAACGTACGAAGTAATTAACCGATTGCAGGAGCCTGCAGTGCCACGGGAGTTGTCTCCACGGACGCAAGATCAAGCGGGAAGTTATGTGCATTCCGCTCATGCATCACCTCGAAGCCGAGGTTGGCACGGTTGAGAATGTCAGCCCAGGTGTTCACCACATGACCTTGACTCTCAGTAATGGATTGGTTGAAGTTAAATCCGTTGAGGTTGAATGCCATGGTGCTGACGCCGAGGGCGGCAAACCAGATACCCACGACAGGCCACGCTGCGAGGAAGAAGTGCAGCGACCTAGAATTGTTAAAAGATGCATATTGGAAGATCAGTCGTCCGAAGTAACCGTGAGCGGCGACGATGTTGTACGTCTCTTCCTCTTGACCAAACTTGTAGCCATAGTTCTGGCTGACCTCTTCAGTCGTCTCACGGATAAGAGAAGAAGTAACCAGGCTTCCATGCATAGCGCTAAACAAAGCTCCCCCAAATACACCAGCAACTCCCAACATGTGAAAGGGGTGCATGAGGATGTTATGTTCCGCTTGAAACACAAGCATGTAATTAAAAGTACCGGAAATGCCAAGAGGCATACCGTCTGAAAAGCTACCTTGTCCAAAAGGATAAACAAGGAAAACAGCAGTCGCCGCAGCAACCGGAGCAGAGTAAGCAACAAAGATCCAAGGGCGCATCCCTAGTCGATAACTAAGTTCCCATTCGCGTCCCATGTAAGCAAAGACGCCAATGAGGAAGTGGAATACGACGAGCTGATATGGACCCCCGTTGTAGAGCCATTCATCAAGTGTATTAGCTTCCCAAATTGGGTAGAAGTGTAGTCCGATGGCATTGCTGCTCGGAACGACGGCTCCCGATATGATGTTGTTTCCCCACATGAGGGATCCCGATACGGGTTCACGAATTCCATCGATGTCTACAGGTGGTGCTGCAACGAATGCAGTCACAAAGCAAATGGTGGCAGCCAGCAAGCAAGGAATCATGAGGATTCCAAACCAGCCAACATAAAGTCGATTGTTTGTTGAGGTTACCCAGGAGCAAAACTCATCCCAGGTAGACCTCTGTTGTTGTTGAAGTACAGCGGTCATTAAAAGTGCAGGGTTTTTGTTGTTGTTTAGGGTATGTATTTGAGCACTTTAATGAAGCCCTCCCAAGGCTCACGTCCAGTGGAGGGCTGTATTAAAAATCAGAAGTTGTACTTAGCGCCGACCTTAGTGCCGTAGCTGTTGTCGTCTTCGCCAGTCAAGAAAGAGAACTCGCCATATACAGACAGCTTTTCCGACACGGGGTAGCTACCACCGATCTTGCCGGACAGTTCAACATCACCATCTTCACCATCAGGTGCCAGCAGAGCAGGTCCACCTTGGACATACCAGTTAGAACCTTCGTAACCAACGTGGACGTCAGTTGCAGAGCCACCATAATCAGATCCAACAAAACCAGAGTTGGCTTCGATGTTTGCGTAGGGACCAGCAATAGCGCCTTGAGCACAGCCGAGGAGGAAACCGGCAGCAATAATAGATTTCATAATTAGTGTGTTACTTTTTTTTTGGGTTTAGATTTCTTAGGGAAGCCAGCCTTCATGTTGGCGTAAGCCGTTTTGCTGACAGTAGATTTAGATTTAGGGCGAGAAGTACCAGCCTTCTTTCGCTTGTTGATGTTTGCGTAGAGACTCATCAGGAAGAAAGTGTAGTTACGGACATGTTGTCAGACTCTTCTTTTTTTTTAGCAGGTGCTTTTTTAGCAGGTGCTTTAGGTTCAGCAGGACGCTGAGTTTCTTCGTAGGGTCGTACTGTCATTACCAAATACCAGGAATAATTTGACCAGTCAATGCATAAGCGCCCAGAGCAGCCATGACGCCCAGCATCGCGAGACGACCATTAAGCTTTTCAGCCTTTTCATTGTGGGTTTCAGTCACATCCATAATTGTCATAGGTGGTTCTTTTGCGTAGATGTTTGTGCGACCGCCGTCTTCAGTAATAGTTGTCATCGGAAGGTCACATCAGATCGTTCAAGTTTTTCAAGGACGTCGTTGCGGTAAGCAGGGTCACGGTCATACCGTGGATCAGCAATAGCAGAGACAACTTCTTCCTGACTACGGAAGACATCACTACTATTGTTGGCAGCTTTACCAGTCAGCATTCGTCCTTCAAATCCATTAGCAGAATCGTATTTTGCTTTAAGACCATCAACCATCATCTGGATCACGTCAGTGTTACCAGTAGAGATGATGTCGTCGTAGGCTTCGATCTGTGATTCGGACAGGTTGGTGGTAGCCCAGTTGATTACTTTGTCGTACTCAGCTTCACCACCAACAGAATTCTTGATGGTATTAATATCGTTGTCAGAAAGTTCAACTGGCTCAGCAGCTTCAGCCTGAGGTGCATTGGCTTGCATCTCCATGTATGCCTGGACAAGGTCTTGGCTGCTCATCTCTGAGAACTTAGACATCATGTCTTCAGACAGCTCACCCTTCTCTGCATACTCAGCAGATGCATCAGTGATCAAAGACTGGGCAGGAGAGACTTCAGGAGCTTCCTCTTCGGAAGGCTCAGCTTCTCCCTGCTCTTCTTCAGAACCTTCACCAAGTTTCTTTTGAAGTTCGACGTACGCTTTTTCAAGGTCTGCGGCTGACTTATATTTACCAGCCAGCAATTGTTCTTGTTGTTCTTTAAGCTCCTGACCTACCTGAAGTGAATCCTGTTCTTCTTCAGACAGTACTTCAGCTTCAGGGGTGGGATCGTAGGAAAGTGTTTCTGCCATTATTCAGTAGGTTGTTCTTCGGGTTGACCCATCATGGCTTGTTCAGCCATTGGTGTTTTTGCAAGTTGACCAGCCTGACCAACCAACGATTGACCAATCTGATCTTGCTGTTGTTGCTGCATCTCTTGTGCTATCTGCTCTTCAGTCTTAATTAGGTTGAGAGCATCGATGCCTTGTGCAGCAGCCAAACGCTTAATGACTTCAGAAGGATTGATGTACTTCATCAACGCTTCAGGTCCAAGTGTCTGTGCAATCGTACCCATGAAGTTTGCAAGACTTTCTCTGTCTTGACCACGACCCAATGCATTCACACCAGCAACAATCTGTGGTCGTACAAACTCCTTTGGAATTTTGGGTAACTGTCCATTCCTTTGCAGAACCATCATGGTCCTGTTCAGGTATGGCACAAGGAACTCAACGGTCAGCAGACTGAAGAGACCACCAAGCTGTTGCTCTAGTTCGAGCTGTGTGAGGCGTACCTCTTCAGCAGTGGTTCGTTCTGACTGACGGATGTTGAGTTGCAGGAAGGCTTCACCAATACGACGTTCAATCTGCTGAGCCATGTTGGCAGCAGTAGCGAAGTCGGCTGTCTTACCAACCTGTACGACAGACACATCATCAGGTCGTCCCTGAATGATGGCACCGTTGCCAGCCTTAGCCAGTGAACCTGGCTTGGTAGTGCTAGATGGTGACACCATAAACACAACCTTTGCAGCAGCTGCACTGCCTTCGATGAGTGCCTGGCTAAGTGAGTCAAGTGCACGGAAGTCACCAAGGAATTCCTCAACGCGACCCCTGCCGTAGTCTTCACCATCAACAGTGTTGAAGCGAAGAGGCAGCCAAGGACTTGCATTCTTAGGAGCGGTGCTACGGCTACCAGGGATGACCTTGTCAAAGACCTCCTGGTGCCACACCCAGCGGCCACTCTCTAGCTTGACATGGGTATAGACATCGCACTCTTTTTCGTTGCTCTGAGAGTCATCTACGACACTCTCGTCGTCGTAACCAATCTCACCTAGCAACTCTTTACTGATCATTTCTTTCGTAACGATCTCAAGAACATTGCCGTTGCCGTCACGGTTAATAACAAACCGATTCAGTGGAAAGTTCTTTAGACCATCTTTGCCCATAAAAATAAGAGCGTTACCAGAGACAATCAAATGCTTGATTGCTTGGTGTACTACAACGCGGTCATTAGAAGCGGCGATGTAATCCATGATGGTCCGCTCAATTTTGCTGAACGAAAGGTCCAGCTCACTGCGGATCTCTGGGGAATCCATCTCACCCAACTTATCGTCACGTACCTGTAGCTTGAAGAAGGAAGTCTGGGGTGGTAACAACGCCAGCATCAGTTTGGATGCAAGCGTTACAACAGCTTTGGCTCCCACGGACTGCCAAGGAAGAGGCAGTCGCTTGCGGGAGTTAACTGATGAAGTGTCTTCAGTGAGCAGGTACGGCAACGTCAGCTCAGAACAATCAACAGCAGTACTCAAGAACGAGTTGCGGTGTGAAGAGAGCCGGTCGTAGCACATACGTGCACTAGACATTTAGACCTCCAGTATTACCACCACCTTGAGGTGTGTTCAGAGGGATCTTCAGTGAGTCAGTACCTTTACGTGCACGGACATCAGCTGATTTCTTTCGACCATACTGAACATTTGGCTTGGTCTTTTCTTCCGCTTCAAGCTTTTTAGTTTGTTGTGGAAGAGGCTTAGGTGCTTCCGGCGGCGGCGGTGTTGGCGGTGGAGGAGCAGGAGGTTTAACTTCAGGAGGTTTAGGTTGATTAAAGCACATTAGAATTGCATTCGTTGTTTGAACCATTCGACGACATGACGTTGTCCAGCTCTATACATGAGCTGGCTTAGGTCATCGCCAGGAGTGGGATTAACAGGTGGAAAGATCTCTTCAAGTTCTTCGTATATCTGCTCAAGGTTTGGTCCGAGGATTGCCTCAAGCGTATTGGGGGAGGTTGACATTTGAATGTTCAAAGAAAGCTGGCATCCGAGCTGCTTTTGTTTCAGCAAGCTGAGGAGCTTTGCCCTCATACATCAGCCGATCACTGGATTCCAACCAAAATTTTTTGCTTAGATATTTATCAGTGTGCTCACCGAGAGGTTGCATCACCCAATTGATAGTTGCCTTCCTGAGTTTATCAAGAGAAGGACTGATGTTATACCCCAGCTCAGTATGAACCAGACTATTGGTAGCCACATGAATTTGTTCATCTCGACTAATATCAGCAGATACAGTTCTCATACCAGCGTCACCATTAAAGCGAAAGAATGGTAGAAGAACGAAGAAGATTGCACGTTCGGCCACCAATGCTTTGGTGATCGTGTGATCAGGATGTGCCTCCCACGCGGACTTAAGCCGTAGGGCTTCAGCTTCAGCTTGTTCATCAACGCCGTAAGCATTGGCGATGTAACTAAGTGCGAGGTCGTGGTTCTCTTCGTCTTTGACATTGGACCCCAGAATCTCCCGTGCAGCGCTTGGTACTTCAGAGGCGAGGGCATCAGTAATAAAATCTCCCACAGGTAGTTCCATATGCCTTAATGCAAGTGCACGGAGGATCGCTTCCTCCGCACCTTCTTTGCATGTACCGGCAGTTGTCTGGACCGGAGTCCATTTTCTTTTTCGATTGATTAGTTTTTCGTACGGATTCATTCTTGACAGTCACATTGAGGTTCATCAGTTAGCTCCTCATTGATTAGGCTGGCAAGATAGTCTTCGACTTCAGTCTCTTCTAAGGCTGCATAAGCACTGGACTTATCTTGCACATCGCCCATCACTTGAAGCGAGTAATAAAGGGAGGTTTGCGGTGACGCCAACCACTCTTCGATAAAGGCGTTGTCGTAGGTGACAACATCACTCCAACTGTTGAAGCTATACCCGTGAAGAAGTCCCGTGCGGTTGAGCAAGGTCATGATGCCGTCGGCAACACGCTTGTAGTTTTCCCAACCGACTTCACTAGCGATCTCTACATCGCCATAGTTATATGTTTGTACACCGAACGTGCCGCTGTCGCGGTCAACCGTCCGGCTAATAGGTGGTGCAATCTCAGGTGTAGCAGTGAAACCATCAACGTCCTTTGAGCGATAGCTACAAGACGCTGTGGGAGCAATAGCAAAGGCACGGACCATGTTGTGTACACGTGCAATGCCAGCCGCTTGTTCAATGCCAGAGGCAATAGCTACAACCAACTCATAAGCAGGAGTTCGTACTGTATTGCCGTTGTTGTAGTCCTCAAGAGCTACACCAAACTGTTCGTAAGTTACGCCGTACCGCCGTAGAAGATTGGCAAGTCCGAGCATTCCGAGTCCGACTTGTCGGTCGGTTTCGCTGGGCAGATATTCTCCTGAATCGCCGACGCCAGTTCGACCATGGAGTTTGCACAGTTCGGACATCCCTTCAGCAAAAGCTCTTGGAATGTCGTCATATTCACAGGCAGAGAGATTGACATGCTGTAAAAGGCAGGTTCCCCGAGACGGCAGGTACACCTCAAGACAAACGTTTCCTCGAATTCGTTTTCCATCGTTGTCGTACTTAACTTTGTTTAGCCAGATGTCACCCGACTTGATTCCGTAAAGGAGGTCCTCCTTAAACGAACACCCCTTCCACCATTCGGCGGTGATGTTGATGCATCGTTTGACCCACGGCAACTCGGATCGAGGAGCGAGAATAAAGTCACGAGCATCAGGGTGGGATAAATCAAGGTGACAAACAATCGCACCATTCCGATAGGTCCCACCACGACGGAGGATCTCATTTAGTGTCGAATAGATTTTTGCAAAGGAGACGGGTCCGCTAGCAATGAGCTTGTCATTTCCTTTTGTTGATTCCGTTCCTTTGGGTCGCAGTTTCGACAGGTGGATCGCGCAGCCTGCTCCATTTCGTAGAGCATGACTAGCAAATTTCCAGCTTGCTTCAATTCCATTGGGACCCTCCATTGAGTCTTCAACAGTGAACACCGTGCACGACACCGGTAGCCTGGACGTTGGGTTATCCATCCAAGATTGGACACGTCCCGTGCGAGAAATATATGAGGTGGTCATGGATTAACTAGATCGTTCAATACAGGTGGTTGATAATTAGGTCCCTTCAGGACTTTGCCGTCAACACGACGGATAGGTGTGCCATCCAAACCAAGCTTGGACATGTTTGATTTATGGACACGGTCTAGTGCTTCCTCTAGATCCCATTCCATGTTTTCTGCATACTGAAAGCAGACATAGACAAGATCTGCCAGCTCTTTCAGTTCGTTTTCGTAGGGTTCATTGTGAAATGCATTACGGAACTCTTGGTATTCCTCATCGATCAAAGTCAGTTGCATAGTCCGGTTCTCCGAACTGTTCTGGATCCCATAGGCTGAACGGAATTGTATTGCTTGATCGCTCAGACTGTTCGAGGTGCAATGTTGTGTGGTGGAGTTCATTTTCAAGATAATGGATAGCCTTCTTAAGGTCTTCAATCTCTGTGTGAATACTTTTGAAACCGGCTCGGCAAATATATTTAATAGCATTGCCTCGGTGATAACCTAAACCCTGATCTCTGATGAAGTCCCAGACTTCTATTTGACCTCGGGTGTAGTGGAGGGGTGATTCGGCCACTGTGTTACTAGATTGGATACGGTGTTAGCAAGGCAGAAGTTCTGCTTCTGCAACGCAAGAAAGATAGTGATGATGTCTTTCTTATCTGCTTCGGGAAGAAGATCCTCAAGCCTGCGTAGCTTGAAGCTCTGCTCCATCGTCAGATCTGTCACTGGCATCGGTGGGACACCAGGGTATGACTGATTGTTTGTCGAAGTCATATTCTTTGTTGGTAAGAATCTTTGCTAGTCGTGCATTGATAAGTGCGTCGTCTTCAGTCAAGTCTTTGTCTGTGAACGCTTTAACTACTGTGTTCCAGCAGTAATCACACTCATCAAACAATGCAACAGCTCGCTTGATTCCAATACCAGGCACGCCGCTGTAGCCATCGGTCTGGTCACCAGCAAGTGTCTGAATTAGGTGCCATTGCCTGCCTTCTTCTTCAGTAATCTCGACAAGCTCGTCCATGTTGAACAACTTGCCAGGGATTTGGCGCATGTCTTTGTCAGGAGAGACGATGACATTGCCTGGGTTGGCAGTGGCATAGATACCCATGGCATCATCAGCTTCCAGCGTTGGCATACGAATAACTTCGTACTGCTTTGCTAGTTCTGAAATTACACGCCTGTAACCACAAGGCTTCTTTCTATTTCGATGACCCTTGTAACTTGGATAAATTTTTTTCCTGAAATTTACAGAGTCACTAAAAAAGAGGATCATCTCCGGTACATCCCACATGAAGTGACCTTTGATCTTGGTCAGCTCACGTTGGACGTTTGTCATCGCCTCACTGAACTTGCTGACGACCATGATGACGTCGTCACCCCAGTCAATGTCTGTCTCAGCGCCTGCACAGGATTTATAGACAATGAAGTCAGCATCAATGAGTAGTTTCATCAGTGGACCTCCGCCCAGTTCTTCCCTTGTTTCGCTTCTGCTGCGATTGGGACTCGTAGTTTGTAGTACTCGCCAGCCGCTGCAGCGCTATATACCAGGGATGCTGATAGGTCGTCTGCGTGGTCAGGGTGGCATTCAAATTGCAATTCGTCATGTACAAAAGCAAGCTGTGCACAGCACAACTTTGTTGATTCAATAGTTTGTTGATTGATAAGCATCCACCGCTTCGCAACGGTGCCGGCTCCTGACTGGAGCAAGTAGTTCAAAGCTTTGTGAGGGCTGTCTAGAAGGATCTTGCGACCGTCTATCGATCGGACAAAGCCCTTCTCAGACGCCTTTTTAATTGCCTCAAGTAGTTCCGACAGTCCATCAATAGCAGATACAAACGCTTCCCTGATTTCCTTACCTTTAATCTTAGCGGTACGATCATTTAGGGAAGAGTCATAGGAATGACCGATTTTGGCGTCACCTGCTCCATAGATGAAGGCGTAGGTAATAGTTTTGATTTGCCGCCTAGAAACTCCAACCCGGTCAGCATTCTGTTGATGGATGTCACCGTTGAGGAGAGTGTCGGCAAAAGACTCAGACCACCGGCCAAGATAATGACCAAGCATCCTGAGTTCAATACCTGCAAGATCAGCACCAACCATAATTTGACCTGGCGAGGCTGTGAAGAGTTCTCTGAATTCATGATTACTGGGTACTTGCGCGAGATTTGGTTTGCGATGTGCACATCTGTGCGTGTTTGTAGCAACTGAACAATGATGATGAATACGATTAGCACTCGTACATAGCTTCAGCCATGCGTTCGTGCCTTCCGAGATCATCCCCAATTTCTTTGTAATATCGAGACACTTCAGAAAATCCATAGCAATCGGTGTCCCAATATCCTTGAGAATCACTTCGTCGATGATGGGCTTCCCAGTAGGACTCATCTCCGTTGGATTCCAACCATGAAATGTTTGCAGGATCCATGAAATATGGTCGCGAGAGGTCGGGTTTAGTTCTTTCAGTTTGGTGAAGGTACATCCCTCAACGTATCCTGATGTTTTGTTATTTCGTTTAGGAGTAAATTCCGATCCTTTAACGAAAGGGTGCCTGTTACGTAGTAGCTCACAAGTTTGCTCAAGCTCTCCTCTGAGAGTTGATGCAAGTTGCCATGCAGCCTTTGTGTCAAAGTGCCATCCATGTAGTTCTTGTGTAGTTAGTATTTGTGCAACGTCGTGCTCTAACGCGACCCAATCAGGTAGGGGTGGAAGTGATCGCATAGTTTTTTGGTAACGTTTACATCTTGTATGCAGTAGTCCTGCATATCTTGTGACCAGCTTTGCCAGTCAGTGTCTTTCCCGAATTGACCTTTGAACTCACTTAGTCGGTAGCCATAGCTCTCAAGACTGTGACGCCCCCACATGTATGAAGGCATGTTCTTCCAACGACCTACAAACTTGCCGTCTTTAGTCTTTGGACCACGGTCAGTGTCAAGAATGTCTGTGTGATAGAGCCTAGACAACAACAATGTGTCTACAACCAAGGCGGTTGGCTCGAACCACGCATAGATCTTTTTAAGGACAGGTATGTCATAACCGATGACATTATGTCCGCAGATAGTTTCTGCCTCTTGGAGGATTTGTACACCACGGACAATAGGTTCCTGATCACCTTCGTCGTTGTAGACAAGGGTTTGGTCAGTCTCCGTGTCGTAGATGACAAGACAGTGAATACGGGTAACATCATCTAGAAGACCGTCACTTTCCAGGTCGAATACCAGCATTCTTCCAAACGTATGTTTTGTCGATGAACTGGGCTTTGCGTACCATCTCCTCAGTAGGAGGATTAGGTTTAGAAATCGGTAGTTGCGTCGAACTCTGATTCGATTGCAGTTTCATTAAATTTGCAGGTAGATAAGTCGTAAGTCAGTTTTGAGGCGACGCCAACTTCGCCTGAATAACGATTTTTAAGCACTCGCACAGTCGTAGCACTTCCATCTTTGTCGGATTGTTGATCTCGTTCCAATCCAATGACCGCGTCGCTGAGTTGAGCGATTGCAGCAGATCCGCGCAGTTGTCCGAGCGTAACTCGTGCACCTTCTTCATGATTAACATCTCCTGATGTTCTTCGTAAATGTGAAACTAGAAAGAGTGATATGCCTGTTCTTTCAACCAATGACCTCAAGCGAGTCATTGTGTTGTCAATCATCCGGCGTTCGTCGCCGTCAAGGCCAGACAGCAAAATAGACAGGTGATCAAGGAAAACAACACGGGTTTCAAGAGCAGACGCCATGTACTCGATCCGGTTGTAGATGTGATCCGGGTCATACGATCCGAAGCCATCAAATAGGTGGAGATTCCACGTTGCGATGGTTTCATCGAACGCTTTAACTAGCTCAGATCGATCATGTTCTCCAAGGTGGAGACTTCGTCCTGTTGCTGCGGACATAAGTCCGAGAGCTGTACGACGGTTTGATTCTTCAAGTGCCAAATAACCGACCCGTTCTCCTTTGTTAAGAAGGTGAGTTGCAAGGTCACGACAGAAGGACGATTTTCCAATACCACTTCCTGCAGTAATTGTGACAAGCTCTCCGTACCGGATCCCGTGAAGCTTTTGTTGTAGTCCTTGAAAGGGGTAGTCATGATCTGAGGGTGGTGTTGGTGTTGTGACGAGTTCAAGTAGTTGTTTTGCGTCAACAATCCCGTCTGGTTTGTACTGTTCGTGTTCAAAACTCAGAAGATTACGAATGGCCTCTGAATCTTTAGCTTGTAAAGCTTCTGAGGCATCCTTGTAATCGGCTAGAAAACCTATGAAAGCTTTGCCAGGTGGTAACACCCCGGCAGCTTCAATTGCAGCCTCTCTACCCGGTTTATCGTTATCGAAGAAAAGGATTACTTTGTCGAAACTTGTGATGTAATCGAAGTTGTCCTGCATCGCTTTCTTTGCAGATGCAGCACCATTCGGAATCGAAGTGATTGCGTAGT